ATCTTGTGTCTAGTGCAACTGATTGACCCGGACATCCTGTTACTTCGTAGTAATTATAAACTATTAATCTAATTGTACTATTAGAAAATGTAGTTGTAACTGTCTGACTTGTTGTAAATGTTCCCCCTGCATTATTAACTGTTGGTGGTCCTACTTGCCATTCATAACCTGAACGAAGTTGAATAGTTGTATTAAAATTAAATTCTGTTCCTGCATTTTGTGTTAATGTTGCTCCATCTTGAGAACCACTTAAAACATATCCATCTGTAACAGGTGAATAACCAGAAGCTACAATATTTGAAGTATCTACATCTAAAGTTATTGTAATTAAGTTTTGATCTGTAAAAAATACATCATGTACATCTTGTGCTGTAACAGTACCATCACTCGCAGTTACTCTATAAGTATAAGTTGCTTCTGAAGATTCATTTGCATCATAATAACTATTTGTTTCTCCTGTTTCATTAACAAAAGTTTCACCACCATCAGTTGATCTTGCCCATTGATAACTTGTCGGTGTAAATCCGCTTGCTGTTGTTGTTAATCTAGCATTTGTATTTGTTGTTGCTTGATTAGGACCATTTATTGTAATAAAATCTGTTGTTAACTGCACAGCACCTGAAAGAGTTGTATTAACAGTTAAATTAGAAGTTCCAACAGTTCCTTGTGCATTTTGTATAGTTGGACCAGTTGTAAATTCATAACCAGAGTTTGCAGTAACCTGTGTATTAAATGAATATGTTTGACCTTCTTCTAATGATAATGTATCTCCTGTTTGATTTCCACTAATATTATATCCTGCTGATGCACCTGTAATATTATTTACAATATTTAACGTAATTGTATATTTTTTTGGTGTCCATACTACAATATGTGTATCTGCAAAATCTTCATCATCGCTACTATCTATAGCAGTACAAGTATATGTAACATTCCCTGTATCATCATTTGTTATGGTTACACTTTGTGTTGTTTCACCTTCTGCCTCTCCACCTTCCCATAAATAACTAGCTGTACCTATAAAGTTATTAGGTGTTGCAGTTAAAGTTATATCATCTGTTGTTTGTCCTGTTGTTGGTCCTTCTATAATAAGGCTTCTACCAACATCACATGTTTTATCAACTGTTGGTGTTGTTCCATCAACTGTACAGAAAGTAGAATCTGCTGTACACTCTGTACAAATATCTTCATCTATTGTTGTTGTAGTTTCTATAGGAACAGAACCGCCAATAGATACTACAATTTTATTTATTAGTTCTAATTTACTTCTACCAGTATTAAAATCTGTCTCTATTCCATTTATTGTATAGTTTCTATCCTGTATTGCTATTGTGTCTGCAAGAATAAACTCTTGTAGCATTTTAATAGGTAAATATGCGTATATAGTTGTAAGTCTTTTATTGTTTTGAAATACTTGTGCTATATAATCCTGATAATAAACTTTAAATAATGTGTCCTCAAATGAATTAGTATTTGTGTATTCATTTAATTCGTTTCTAAAGTTTATGTTCTTCTCGCTTTCTATTGAATCTAAATCTAAACTATTAGTAGGTATAATATATTGTGTTATATCACTAAAATTTGTACCTGACACATTTGGACTTGCTGCATCTTCTGTAAGAAGAAATCTAATTGGTGTCGCACTTGTTTGATTGTATGCATAAAACAACAATGGTTTACCGAAATAAGGATCTGAATTATCATCTACAAACCAACCTACTTGTGGATCTATATTTCCATCAGTTGTAACTAATCTTTCATACTTCATGTGCTCAAAAGGTAGAATTATTTGATATGTCTCTGGATTTGCATCATAATAATCATCACCTCTATATTCTTCTGTTGCCCAACTTAAATTAGATAGTTGTTGGTGTTGTTTTGCAAGCTTTGTATCTAATCCTTCATATTTAAACTCTACTTCTTTATAAGGTAGAGCAACATCTACATTTGATTCTGTTGTGTCTACATAATTCGTTATATCCCATACTGTATCGGAATCATTATAATATTCATTTAAAGTCTTTACTATAATAGTTCCGTTTTCTGTATATGCAGTTAAATTGAACATTTTGAATATACCAGTTAAAAAGTCTATTACTTTAATCTCTGGTATTTGTTCTGATATAATAAATTCTCTTGTATTATTAAATATATAATTTGTTTCTAATGGATATTCTGCTGTATCAAAGTCATCATAACCTCTTTCAATATCCCACTGTGTATTAGTAGTTAGCGTAAATGAGCTTTCTGTTGATGTTATAAATACAGTATAGGTACCATTACCTAATAATATGTTAGGAAACGATACACTAGTTCCGCTTAATTCTTTTGCTCGGAAAGGTTGTCCATTCTTTTTTATAGTTACAGTTGCATCTATTGATGTTGCTGCTGTTATAGTTAATGTAGCTCTTAATGCAGAAGTAGCATTTACAATTTCTATTCTATCCCCATAACTTATTACTTGTGATATTGCTTGCCCATCATCTATATCAAACCCTGTAACTTGTTTTGTTACTTTTTGCTCTTCATAAGCTTTACCTTTTTTTCTATGTAGCCATAAGTATAAACCATAATATGCGTCATTAGTTGTAGAAAAGAAATCTGTACTAAATGTAAGTCCATATTTGTCTTCTATGGCTTTTATAATCGCATCTGCTCTTATAGCATACTTTAGCTCTTCAAAATAAACACCCTGATGATTTGTTCCAGAAGGATGTAAATTACCACCAGCTGCATTTGGATATTCAGTAGTTTCTGACGATTCATAAAATAATCTTGTTGTATGTGTTACTAATGGAGCAACTACACCTTTAGGATATGTAAGAGTAGAACTATCTGCTCTTGTATAAGTTTTTGATATCCCACCTTGTAGTGCTGACTTTACTGTAGCAGCATCATAATCTGTATCAAATGCAGTTAAGTCTAATGCACTTAAATCATCATCTCCTATTAGGTCATTTAAATCTATTGTGTTACCAAAGAATGTTATTCTATATACATTTGGTTCACCATCTTTTAGATCTACTCCATTTAATTTTATTTTTCCTGTTTTAAATGGTCTACTATTTAATTCTATTATTGAATCTTTTTTTAATCTTGCATCAAAGCCATCAGAAATAGAATAATTATAGTAATGTTCAAATATCTTATTATTAGTTTTAGAAGCTGGAATATTAAATGTTCTAGTAAAATCAATAAATATTCTAGATATGTCTTTAACATTCTGAATTGATTGAACAATGTTTACTGATTCATCATCAAACAAATCTACTCTTGTTCCCTCTATGTATAACTGTAAATAAGCTTTCATTTATCTAACTCTATCAATATGTTCGTGAGCATGCTCTACTTCTATTGTATAGTTTATTAATTTATCGTTTGCTTTTGTTTTTAATGTTAATGAACTTGTTGATACATCTATTGGGTGATATTCCGTACCCATTTTCATCCATACTTGTTCTGATAACAATAATTGTTTCATTGGTTCATTCATTCCCTCATCTACAAAACCAGTATTTAATATCATTCTCTCTTGTCCTGTTTTTCTTAATGTTCTATATTGATGTGCTGTTCTTGAATAAGTTCCTGTTGTTGATAGATTATTGTTTTTGTATTTCTGAACAGTAGTTGTCATTGTTTCAGTACTCTTTTTGTCAAAATATATATCTTGTAAAGCTCCATATTTATTTACAAACGTAACCTTCATAGGCATATATTTAGAGCAATCAGTTCTTTCTATTGTTATTGTTTGTGCTGGACTACCTACAGCAATAGAATTTGTACTACCTGTAAATGAATTATAAACAATAGTTCCTGCTGATAATACAGGTATAAAACCACCTTCACCTTCTGGTACATATATAGTTGTGTTGTCTTGCATTAAACAAGATCCAGTATCACAAAATAGTTTAGTATTAGAATTATTATAATAATCCCAGTAACCATCAAAACCACTATAAGTAAACGTGTCAGGATCTCCTATTGTACTTCCAGATGCATTAGTTGCAGTATAGTATGTTATCTCTCCCTCTATATTTATTTTTTGAGATAAATAACTTCCACCGTATGTTATGTCTAGATAATCTCTTGCTAGTTGTGATATTTCATATGTTACTGCATTAGTAGGTGTGTTTTTTATTATAGTGTATCTTGTTACACCATCAATCTGTAATATAAGCTTTGCTGATGATGCTGTTGCTCTTGTTTTGTATATATAAAAAGGACTTCTTAATAATATATTTGCCATGTTCTATTGTTTTATTGTGTATTCTAAAAATTCTTCTACGTCTAATCCATAAGCTTTTCTTAAATCTTCTGGTAATCTCTTAAATCCTTTTTCAAAAGGTTTAGTAAAAAATAAACTTGCTTTTATTCCTTTATTCCATACAGATCGTGATATTATATAAGCTGTAGATTCATAACTTGTAAATCTACCTTTTGCATCTCTAAATTGAAATCTTCTTGCTTCTACCCATTTTCTAATTCCTCCAGATAGTCCACCTTTCTTTCCAGTTCCTGTACCAAACTTAAATGGACTTTTAGTAGATTCTGGATATGTACTTGTTGCTCCTTTTACACCTTCATCTTGGAACTTACCATAATCTTCCATCATAAATTTTAAGCTGAAAGAATTAGGTCCTACATCTATTATGCCTTTTAGAGAATTATAGAGTTGTTTAGAAACATTCTTATTCTTTCTAGTTAGATTAGCTCTAGACTGTTGGATTACATAATCTTTAAATGCTTCTAATGCTTTTCTTGTATTCTCGTTGTTTAGCATATCGTCATATCATTTTGAATTTGTACATCAAATGTTGCTACCCATCCTGCTAGCTTATTTTCAAATCTATCTGTAAAAGGCTCACATGTAACATCAGCTTCGACTTGGTATTTGTCTGTATATAAATCTCCTCTTTGTAATAATGCTACTAATCTATCAAGTACACCTAGTTGTGTGTTTAATACATCTTGCTCATTGTCATTACCTAAAAATAAGTCTGTAGTTTCTTCTTTGTTTATATCAACTACATCCATACACATAACAGAAATATTAAAGGTTAATACTTTTGAGTTAATAGTACATTGATTTACCATTACATGAGATAAAGGAAATATAGTTTGTTTGTCAAGATCTACATTATCAAAGCTTCCATAAGAAACAGTATTTACAAAAGGCTCTGCTTCTAATGTTTCTTTTATCTTGTTTGTTATGTTATAAAATCCTGTCATATAGTTTTTTGTTTAATTAATCTTTTTTCTGCTTCTGCTTTGTCTTGTTCATATGCTAAATAAAATAATGCTTCATGCATGTTTAGTTCACTGACAGATTCAATTTTGGTTGCATCTCCTCCAGCCAATTTATGTAACGAGCTATACCAGCCCCACTTCCTAGCAAATCCTCTCTCTGCTGAATAGTCATTCCCTTCATAACCTCCTGATTCAAAGATTTCAGGATAGTTTTCAACAACTCGTTCTTTAAATTGTAAAAAAAAAGTATAGAACCCATTACAATATCAAGAGGCATCTGTTTATATTTTTCAGAATCTTCTGATCCTTTATAGTCTTCTATGATGTATTTGTCTTTTAGTGTGTCTTTTATTGGTCTGTATAATACTGCCATAGCTTTGTGCATGTTGCTCCAGTCTCCTAGCGTAGTATCAAGATCTATATATTCTCCTAAAGTTATTTTGTCTAAATCTGGAACAAAGCCATAAGCTATTCCATCCATTGTAAAAGTAGGTACAAGTTTAGCCTCTTTATTAAATAAGTCATTAATGATTCTTACAACTTCCATTACACTATTAAACTGTACTTTAATAACATTCTGAAGATTAAGATTACAGAAGATTTCTACTGTCTTGTGTAATAAGAAATTAGAGTTTTGATTAGCCTCTGTGTTTATCTTTTCATACTTCTGGTATTGCTCTAAACTAATCTCTCTTAAAGATTCTGGAACTTGTATCTTAACTTTCATATTATAACAATAACTTATTCAGTTTTTTGTATAAAAAAAGAGGACCATTTCTGATCCTCTCAAACATAACTAACTAAATGAAAAAAGTTTTATTAAGTACTATTGTCTCTTTTTATCCTCATCTCTCTTTGTATTGCATCATGAGCTCTATCATATGCCCATTCATATACTTCTGCTATTTTATGTTCTAGTTCTTTTGTTCCTTGTGAGAACACTTCTGTTCCTTTTTTAATTTGTCCTTTATAATCTAAAACAAGTATTACAGGTGGTTTCTTTCCTAATCTTGTTGGTTCACGATAAACTCTTATATCATTATCAATACACCATTTGAAAATCTTCATCTCCTTCTCGTACTGATCTTTGGTTTTCAGCTCTATCGATTTCAGTTTCGATTTCATTAATTACTTTTAAAAGTTTTTTACTAATTCTTATTCGTGAACCTTGTGACAAGCCACCATGATTAAATAATTCTCGGTTGATTATTAACAGTCTCTTTCTAGCTTCCTCTAATGACATAAAATAAAAAGTGTATTAGCATTATCATCCAGAATGTGTATAGTCCTGTACCCCAAAAGAAGTACTTTATTATTCTTTCCTGTAGTTTTTTGTCTACTGGCATATTGATTTCTTTTTTTGTTGCTTTATAATACATAATCAACAATGTAAGTTAAAGTTCCAAGTATTCCTAACACAATAAATATTACTATGTAAAAAAATATTCCCCAGAGTATCGTTTGTTTTTTATTCATTTCTTTGTTTCTAAAAAGATGCTGCCCATTCACACTAGACTTACTAAATTCCTCACTAGGATCATAATCCATTGTTGATATCGGTTTTAGTGTTTTTATGTTACTACGGGTTATCAGCATCTGTATTGTTATATCTTTTTTATTTCACCATTGATAATCTCCTCATACAAAAGTGTACCACACTCTTCGCATTTAAATGAATCTTCATGATTATCGTGATGACAAGTTTTACATTTGTAATTCATATAGCTAATATATAAACATTTTTTAAACAATCCAAATATATTGTTAATTATTTTTACCAAATGTGATATTCTCCTTTATTAGGATCTTGTAATTGAGATGTTAATGCATATCTAGCTGCATCAATACTATGGTCTCCAGACATAGGGTTAGGCTTTTGTAGTGTGTTACCTTGCTTGTCTTTCATCCAGACATATCCCTGAAGCTCTTTAATTAAGTTCTTTGATCTTTGTGTAACAAATATATTGTTTTGGTTTATAAGGTTAATACCATACACTATACTATCTCTACCTTTTGTAACTGGGAATACTTGATGACCATATGTATTTAACTCTGCTATTGATTTAGGCTCTGCACTATCTGCCCATAAGCTTCCTAGTATCTGATTGTTTTTTAAGTATTGACTTATGTGTGAGTTTAACATTCCTTTTCTATAGAGTACCTCATCAAATATGTATGCATCATCTAGTTTGTATAGTGCTACTAATGCTGCTTCATCAACGGAGTAACCAAAGTCTAATCCATGACATAATAACCTAGCATGAGGTGGTATTACATCTATTTGTTTCCAATCAGGAATACAAGCTCCTTCAAGTGTTCCTATCTCACCTAGTCCATAAACCCTCCACCAATTAGCCCAATAAGAGCTTTTAGAAGCCTTTAGACGAGCTTTCTCTATTTCTTTGATAATACTATCAGGAAGTTCATTATTGTCCTTGTAAGTTAATGTAATGAAGTTTGTATCTTCTGTATTGATTAATTCTTTATCTACCCAGAATAAATTAGTAGGGTTATAATCTAGCCAAATGTCTCCAGAGGTTCTTATTGATAATTGCTGGTAAGCTTCAAAGCTAACATTGTTACACTCATTAATAAATAGATCTGTTCTTCTGGAACCTCTTAACTTATCTGGTTGGTCTGTAGAAAAGAACTCTATATAACTTCCATTAGAGAATGTGTATTTTAATGTTGTTCTATTATACTTCTCTTCGTAATATCTGTTTAATCCTTTTAGGATATTTAGAAAGTCTTTTAATGCTCCTCTTCTTAAATGTGGAACTGATTCAGATACTACACTTATCTCGCTGCCTGCATTTCTTATTGCCTGATCTATTAAGATAGATAGTATACAAATAGTTTTACCGGCAGAAGTTCCTCCTCTTACAATCTTAACTCTTTTGTCTAGTGCAAGAAGCTTGTCAAACGCTATCGTTTTTCTGACTCTCATTAATCAATAAACAGTGGAGTGTCTTCGTTTATTGTAATATCTTTTGTTTCTCTTGGTTTACCTGCGTAGTAATTATAGAACAAC